TAAAATATAATTCTTTTATAAATTCCTCTTCAGTTGAGCTGGACTCCTTCTCATATTCAATTTGATTTATATCCTCTTCCTCATCAGAACCTATTTTGATTTCAAATGTATCATTCTCCTCAATATCCTCATAATTTTCTTCAATATTTCCACGTTTTCCTTTAGATAATATAATCTCTTTCAATAAAGACATGTCCCTTTTAATTTTATCTAGAAAAGAGGGCACCGAATTAAGCAAGTCTTTATAGAAAGTGCATATCAAAAATCTATAATATATATGATCAATAGCTTTGTTTACATTTTCGTCTTTTAGAATATTGTCAACCCAATTTTTCAATGAAGACTCTTTAATTAACAATTCTTCGACTCTTTGCAATATCTTATATTTGTCTTTCTTGTAACTCTTCTCAAAATCATCAACAGTCATAAATTTATAATGAATCTTTTTTGGTTTGTTAGGGAAAACTAAGAATCCTTCATCATCCTTCTCTTTATTTTGCCACTTGATTAAATCAATTTGAAATTTAGATTCTGCTTCATTTTTTGCTGCAACATAAACTTTCAAGTCTCTAATTGCCTTTCTTTTAGCAAAATCCTCAAAATTTTCATTACTCCAGGGCAATTCTTTTCTCTCTGAATTAATTTTCCTAAATTCTTCTTTTACTTCACTTAAAGAGTTAAAAATGTTTTCCTTCAACTCAAACAAAAAAGCATTGAACTTTCTAGACCTCAAATCTTTAAATTTCTCCATGAAATACCTTAGAGGAATTTTTATTCCATGACTCATGTAATTCGTTTCTTCAAATCTCCCAACTTTACTATCAAGTAAAGCAATTTGTTCACTTGCCCTATACTTAAGTACTATTGCTTTCTTTTTCATTATCTTAGATGTCAGAGATATATTGTGAGCAAAATCAATTTGAAGTTGATAAGTACCTCCTTTGTTATCATAAAAATTTCTTTTCTCCCAAATTTCTATAGGAAGCAAATCAAATGACCCATTAGTCTTGGTAACTAGACCAGTATTAAATTTACTTAAATTGATATACATGTTAGTTCTAGATCTCTCAGAAGTTGATTCTCTGATCTTAAGCTTTCTTAAACAGACTTTAATAGTTCTGACATCAATCTCCATATATTCAATCGCAGAAGTTTTAATCTGAACAGCATTCACACCATCTAGAATTAAAAGATAGACCCTATTTTTAATTTTAATATAAATTGAGCCTGAACCTTCCCATCCTTCTGAAGTTTTCAGTTGTTTTTTATTGTATGCCATGAACACTTCATTGTTACAAGCAGAGATATAATTTTCATATGAGTTCACTACAGTTTCAGGGATTCTATTTTGCTTGTCAGACAACAAAATAAATTTAAATAAAATCAAAGCTGAAACATCTGATTTTGACATGTATTTAAAATTCATTATGTCATTTTCATCAATATCAAGATTCATCTGTGATGATAGTTCCTTGAACCAGCCAAAATCTAATCCCAAGATACTTTCTTTTGAGAAGATTAATGTATTTAATAACTGTTTAATCTTTTGATACTTTAATGATCTTTCTATTTCTAGGAAATTAAAGTTTTCCATCTTCTCTCTTATTAAATAATCTGGATTCTCTTTACTAGGTGGCACCAAATGATGATCTGAAGCTTGAGTGTAACATATAATTCTCTTAAGCGTGTCAGAATAATTGGAAGAAACTCTGGCTGCAGAGATAGGACTAACTGTTGTGTCTCTCAATTCACAACTTCTCAAAAAATCCCTAAAACCCATATATCCATCAAATGGAAAGTCAACATTAATGTTTTTGTTGGGAAGATCATCTAAATTAAACAATTTCCCGTCATTACCAAACAGCCATGGATATATTGATTTATACATCAACAATGAGGTCTGAAGTTGATCTCTCGTTCCTTTCCTTCCAATCTTTTCTGGATAATAACTTTGACCTAAACAATCTCCTAATGACATAGAAGCCAATCTACTTGCACTACTTATCACCAAATCTATTGGTCTTTGCTTCAATTTAGTTCTGTTCTCCCTCTTTTTATACCTATAAACGTCTTTAACAACTGACTCAATATCATCATATTGCTCCACTCCCTTCATTATTAATCTTTTAACATCAGGACCAATGAAATAATCCCCAGTTATGGGTCTAACATTCCAAATTTTATCTCTAATCTCTGGTTCATTTATAACTCCATAATCATTCAGAACTTGAAGGCAAGATCCAATTAATGACATCCATCTAGATTCCCATTTGCCATTGATCTTTCTTTTCATATTTATGCAAGGACATTGTAAAACATATGCACTTGTTGCAACAATCTTGTAGGAACTCTGAAATGTAAAAGCTTCAGCTGACGAAGGTGTTAGAATCTTTTTGTACATCAACATAATTGATTCCAAAACAGTTTCATCTTCCCTAAACAAAAAACTTTTGTCCAACTTCAATGAATCTTCATAATTCTTAGGAATGTTTAATCTGTTCAACATTGACCTCCAACTCTTTTTGGACCCTATATTTAATGAAATTCTTATTGTAGGATTGCCTTCTGAATCGTATGCAATCTGCTTGAAATCTCTATACATCCATTCGAAACCCAATCTAGCCCCATTGTCTGACTTCAGTAGTCTATCCCACAAATAACCCATTGGTAATAGTCCTGATGCTATAGGAATTTCTGGTAAGAAATAACCTAAACTAGGAAGTTTAAGTTTCTGAATTAAACTCCAATATGTGTCAAACCATTTCACATGATTCATTCCTAAAATCTTGTAATGTATAGACATTTGTCCCAATGAAATTGCAAAACAGGACCTAATCTTACCACCATTCTCTAAAAACTGCTTCCTCAATTCTAACCAAATTCGTTGTCTGTCATCCATCACGTTTGTAACTTTAGGTTTTAATGCAGCATATACATATTTAATGGTTGGTATAAGCAAATTATTCTGAATCAGCCAGAACGAATTGAACTCTGAGACCATAGAGAAACTTGGACCTGTTGATTTTACATCAGAATGAACCATACAGTTCCATCTTGCAAACTTCTTTTCAGTCATTGCAACTGCAGATAATATCCATTCACAAAACAAAGACGATGGAAAATCAAAACCTGCGAATCTGATTGTCTTCTGAGAGAAAATTATTGCCTTTAGAATTAGAGAATCATCACTGCTTACTTCCCATAAATCTTTAATGAACCTCATTAACTTGCCATCTTCATTATTCTCTATGTTCTTCAAAATAACATTAATAATGTCAGTGTTCATCTCAGACATGAAAATCGAATGAGCTGCATGCAATAGAGAACTAGTGTAGTGAAGGATTCCTTGCATCATATTTGATCTATTCTTGAGACAGATTTCCTGAAAGTTAACCAAATGATGAGAACCGTCTTCATTCAAAAATTGTCTTTTCAGATCATTTGTTTCTTTTGTAAATGATCTATATTCTTCTCCTTCATATTTCTGAAAATCAGAAAGTAACTCTAAAGGCAGTTCTAATCTTTTAAGTGCCACCATGTTCAATATGAAATAAATAGTCTTTAAGAAAAAATTCACAAATTCAGTTTCTTTTCCATTGTTTAATGCTTTGAATAGAAAATTGTACAATGAGCCAAAAACAGGCATTACAAACTGTTGACACCAAGTTGATTTATCATTTGAATCAGAACAAACTTTTATATAATCCATATTAAACCTTGACTGTTGCTCCCTACATTCTGAAAAAAACTGAGACATTCTGGTGTACTTCATGGAACCTTTAGTCAACATTTCAGATGGTAACCATTCACATATAATTCGTGAGGATGTTTCTAGAAAAGATATACAAATCCTGCTTATTATATCAAGCACAAATATTTCTCTAGGACCAGAGAGTTGTTGTTTCTTAAAAACATTTGAAAATACACCTCCCTGTTCATACAATAATTCCATCAATTCAAAGATCCTATCATAAGGTTGACCCTTAGAAAAACATTCTTCACCGATTTCATACAACTTTGCATTGATTACTTCTATGTCTCTGTCAGTAATTTCTGATGTCTTTTCCTTTAAATCTTCAGAAAACATATCTTGACATCTCACTATCAAATCTAACAAACTCTCAAAAGAAGGATCATTTTCATTTTCGGTGATCAGTTTCAATACGTTCTCCATACATTTGGCTCTTTTATTCATCCTGCCTTTCATGCCTACCTTATAATACTCAAAACTACTAGGCATCACTGCTGAAGCTTTAAAAGTCGCATAATAAGACCAAGTCTGAGAGCTTAATCTTTTAATTAATTCAGTCTTAAATCTAGTGACAAATGTATTTCCAAGTTTTCTTTCTAAAAACCTCCGTGTTCTTCTACCACATTCTTTTATAGTATCAACTCTGAATGAGTGAGGTGTATTCTCTCTGGATGAGTTAAATCCACAGTTTCTGACATCATTATTAGGCTGTTGAAACTGATTTTCTCCTTTAATGATTTTGCCAAAAATCTTATAAAAACCTTGATGAGGATTTCCTTCATTTTTATTCCTGGTCACACCTTGATACATTGCCAATAAGACATGCTCAGGATCAATTAATTCATCTAAAGTAACATAACTGATAACTCCGGAAATTTTAGTGCCTACTGCTTTCACTTCAAATTCATCAGTTACATCTTCATTGGCTTTCTCTTCCTTATCTTTTGCTCTTTTAACAACTGGAGGATTTATAATCATCTTCTTACAAGCTTTCTCTAAATTTTGAGCAATCCATAATGATATAATATCTCTATGGAATTGAGGAAATTTTTCCCATATCTTGCTCATATCTCTAGGAATTATGCCACCTTTCATTGCTTCCATATACATAAATCTACTATTCAAAGAGATCTCTGTTGTTGCAGCTTT